CAAAGTGGCGGATGGATCGGGGCGCTATAACATTGATCCGTGGGGACAAGATCGAGTGCCGGGGTTGGTGGCAGCCTTGCGGATGCGGGGGATCTCNGCNTGGGGCTGGCAGTATATTTANGGCCGGTATCCNGATTNTGANGCGGATATGGCGATTCGCCGGATCAAGGAATTTGATCTGGATGGTTTTGTGGTGAATGCNGAGCTGGAGTTCAAGGGCGTGGGTAAGGCTGAGGTCGCAAAGCGGTATATGCGGCGCTTGCGAAATGNTTTCCCGGATTTGCNGATCGGGTTATCGACCTATCGTTTTCCGACGTTGCACAGAGAGTTTCCGTTTGATGCGTTTCTGNNTTTCTGCGATTTTGCAGCTCCACAGGTGTATTGGGCGGGGGCGACGAATGCAGGTTCGCAGCTGGTGCGCTGTATGAACGAATATAAGGCTCTTTCGGTGAAGCGACCGATTTACCCGACCGGGGCAGCTTACCAGGAACATGGCTGGGCAGCGACCGCGAATCAGATGATTGAGTTTATGCAGACGGCGAAGGATTATAAGCTGCCAGGGTTCAATTTTTGGGAGATGCGGGCATGTCAGCTGTATATTCCGGGGGGGTGGAAGGCAGTGCATGATTTTGAGATGACCGGAGACGGGGGAGATCAGACCGGAGACGGGGGAGATCAGACCGGAGACGGGGGACCGGAGACGGGGATCAGCGGGACGGTTTTGACGAAGATGTTGAATATTCGATCGGGGCCGGGGGTGCGATTCTCGGACGTTGGGGATTTGGTGCGTGGGGAAAGTGTGCCGATTTTGGATATTGGCGGGGCGGATGCCTGGGCGAAGATCCAGGATTACCCCGAGCGATGGGTTGCAATTGAGACTGGCGGGGTGCGTTATTTAGGAGTGAGTGATGCCGATCCCGAATAAATCAGATTTTGATCATTTTCAGCAATTGGCTTTGGGGCTGGATATTCCTCTGGAGGAGACATCCACGGATGAGGCTGGATGGGTGAGCCCCGAGGAGGCACGGCGCAGAAGTGAGAGCGCACGCCAGGCGCTGGAAGTGAGATCTCTGGATGAAACTCCCTGGATGCAGGATTATTTGCAATTGCGGGATGCAGGCTGGCCGTGGCGGGTGGCGGCTTATATTGCCTGGGCTGGCAGCCCGAAGAAAACACGCTGGCCGAAAAATCAGGATGAGCTGGCACGACAGGTTTTGGGTTTGACGAGCGACCGACAGATTTATACCTGGAGAACGCGCAACCCTGCGATTGATGAGGTGATTGCTACCTTCCAGGCGGCTCCATTGTATGAGCACCGGGCAGATATTTATGATGCGCTGATCAAGAGTGCGACGAACGCGGATTATAAAAATCACAATGATCGGGAGCTGGCTTTGAAGATGCTGGGCGATTACACACCCAGCCAAAATATTAATGTTAAGGATGCCAGGTTGAAGGATCTGGATGAGATGACGGATGAGGAGCTGATCAAGCTGGCGGGATCGATGAAAGATAGCTCACAGCTGATAGCTGATGGCTCACAGGAAGAAGGTTAAAGGCGAAAGGCGAAAGGCGAAAGGATTCAGGGATTCAGGTTTGAGTTTTGAGAATTGAGGATTGAGGTTTGAGGACAAAAGATGGCAGTTACGACGGTAAAAGAAACTAAGAAGGCGAATAATTCGAGTAGTGCACGCGCTGAACTGGCGCGGAGGGCGCTGGCGAGACGGAAGTTGATTGCATTTTCCGAGTATTTGCTTTCCTGGTATGGGGCTGCCCCCCATCATAAGATGATTGCTGAAAAACTGGAACAGGTGGAGCGTTATATTGCGACCAAGGGTAAAGAGGGGATTGGCCGATTGGTTATTCAGGTCCATCCACGCTCGGGGAAGACTGAGATTGTGAGTAAGATTTTTCCCTCGTGGTTATTGGGCCGACAGCCTGATTCACGGGTTATTTTGACCAGTTATGGCGCTGACCTGGCGACGGAGAATTCCCGTTCGGTGCGTAATTATTTGCAATCGGAACGCTATCAGAATGTTTTTGGCGCGCGGTCTTCGGTGGACGATAGTGTTTCTCTCTCCGATGACAGCCGGAGTGCTTCGAGCTGGAGTCTCGCTGATCCGCATCGGGGTGGTGTGGTGGCTGCCGGTGTGGGTGGCGGTATTACCGGTAAGGGGGCGCATTTGTTGATTTTGGATGATCCTTTCAAAAACCGGGAAGAGGCGGAGAGTGAGGACCATCGGGCACGAGTGATCAGCTGGTGGAACAGCTCGGCTTATACGCGGTTGGAAGATGGGGCTGCAATTGTGATTATCCATACCCGCTGGCATCCGGATGATGTGATTGGTCATTTGCTGCAAAAGATGGCGAGTGATGACCCACTGGCAGATCAATATGATGTTTTGTTTTTGCCTGCGATTGCGCTGGAAGAAGATGAGTATGCTCCAAATGAAGAGGAATTTCAAAAGAATCTATTGGAAGGCCTTTATTTGCCAACCATGGAAATGGGTGATGCGCTGGGACGAAAAGCCGGTGAGGCGCTCTGGCCAGAGAAGTATTCGCGGGAGGCACTGGACAAGATTGCGGCAAATATTGAAGATTATGAATTTTCCTCGCTGTATCAGCAGCTGCCGAGGTTGTTGAGCGGTGGATTTTTTGACCAGAAAAGTTTCAAGATTATTGATCATGCTCCGGAAGGTCTGGTGTGGATGGGGTATCTGGATATTGCCCTGGGTGAGAGTGAGCGGGCGGACTGGAATGCATGCGGACGGATTGCTTTTGATGGGGATGCGAATCTGTATATCCGGGACATGGTACGGGTGCATGAGTATGACCGCTTTGTTTCGGTGATGGTGGACGTGATGCTATCCCCAGAAGAGCGGAATGTTGTGTGGGGTGTGGAAGCAAACGCCTTTCAGAAGCTGGCGTTCCGAGAATTTATGAAAAATCGCAGATTGGTGAATGTGCCGATTTATCCGATTACGGTGGATAAGGACAAGGTTACGCGGGCGCGGCCTTTACGGTCGCGATGCGTGGCAGGCAAGGTTTACCTGGTGCGGGGGGCATGGACGAGAACGTTTTTATCCGAGGCGATTGGATTCCCACAGCGGAAACATGATGACCAGGTGGATACGATCAGCGGTGGGATTAAGATGTGGCCGATGTATGGGAAGGGAGAGCAACGCAAGATGAGACAGAGGAGTTGGGCATGACAGATTTAAGCCAGGCGTTTGATTTGATCCGATTAAAACAGAAAAATTATCAGCAATTATATGATTATTACGATGGCAACCAGCCGTTGATGTACCTCGCCAGTCGTTTGCATAATATTTTTAAGGGGTTGGATGCTTATTTTGCTGAGAACTGGTGCGCTGTGGTGATTGATACCTGCAAAGAGCGGATCAGTTTTAAACGCTGGGAAGTGGAAGATAAAAAGGTTCAGGCTGTTTTAGACCAGGAATATGAATTATCTGAACTTTCGATTGAAAGTGATGATGTGGCTGAAGCGATGATGGTGGCGAGTGAGGGTTATTTAATCTCGTGGCCTGGTGAGGGAACTTATTACAACGATCCGCGGGTGTGCCATGTTTTTTATGATGTGGAAAATCCGAGGAAAAAGAAATATGCAGCCAAATTGTGGGTGACAGCGGATAAAAAATACACACGGATGACGCTATATTATCCGGAGCAGATCGAATATTACATTGCTGAAGGCGATGATGTGGCGAGCGCGGATAAATTTGTGTTGTATACCAAAGAAGGCAAAAAAGGTATAGCGAAAAATCCTTATGAGATGGTGCCAGTTTTTCACTTTAAGCTAAATAAACGGGGATATTCGGACCTCAAAAATATCGTTCCGCTGCAGAACGCCGTCAATAAATTAATCAATGACATGATGGTTGCATCGGAATTCAGTGCCTTCCGACAGCGCTGGATTATTTCTAACGCGCAGACGGATGGAAAATTGAGCAGCGAACCGGGGGCGGTTTGGGAGATACCGGGAGGAGACGGGATTGGACAGGAATCCCAGGTGGGTGAATTCTCCTCCACGGATCTCAAAAATTACATCCAATCGATCGAGCGGTTTGCCTCGAGCATGGGTGTGATCAGCAGGACCCCGAAGCATTATTTTTACAGGCAAGGAGGTGATCCATCTGGTGAGGCGCTGATTGCGATGGAAGCGCCGCTGAACAGGAAAGTGCAGGATCGGATTGACAGAATGATGCCGGTTTTGAAAGAGCTGGCGGTTTTTGTGGCTAAGACAAAGGGGCTGGATGTATCGCGTCAGGATGTATTGCCGGTATTTGACCGACCGGAAACGATCCAGCCTTACACGGATGCACAGACGATCCAAACAGAAGTGACGAGCGGGATCCCGTTGATGACGAGCCTGCGGTGGAGGGGCAAGACCCAGGCGGAATTGAAGCGGGTGAAGAATGAAATTGATGAGGCAGACCAACGCAAGGCGAGAAACCTGGCAGAGGCTTTGCTGATGCAACAACGAAATTTTGATGGTGGAGAAAATTCTTCATCATCTGAATCATCGAGCGAGAAGCTCGAAACACAAAAATAGGAGGGCGAGATGCCTACAAAGTTTGAAGATTGGTTGAAAGATCAGACAGATGAAATTAAGAGCATGTTTGAAGAGCATGTGAGTGGATTAAAAACTGCGTTGCAATCCGAGAGGGATTTACGCAAGGATGATTTGAAAGAGCTCAAAAAACTGCGTGATCTGACTGAAAAAGGCAGTGATGCGGAATCCAAGTTGACCGGGATGGTTGACAAACTGGAACAAACAGAACTGCGGGCGAAATTTTACGAGTCAGCACCTGATGCGGGAATAAAAAATCTGAAAGCGGCTTTTTTACTGGCAAAGGCTGACGGTTTGGTATCCAAAGAAAAAATTGATTTTGATGGACTTAAGGCGTCCTATCCGGAAATGTTTGGGAGTGAACCGCAACCGAAAGGAAATGCGGGTGAGGGCAGCAACCAGGGGAATAACACTGGTAAAGCCGACATGAACGAATGGATCCGGACGAGGGTGCAATAGACCCGATGAGGGAGAAAGGTTATTGAAATGCCATACGATAGTGTAATTAATCGAGCTGATGTTGACAGTATTGTCCCAGTCGAAGTGAGTTATGAATTGTTGAATTCGATTGAGCAGGAAAGCGCGATGCTCAAGATGGCGCGCAGATTGCGCAACATGTCGGTTTACGAGGAAAAATTGCCCGTGCTGAGCGCGATGGCAACCGCGTATTTTAACGGATCTGAAACCGGATTGGCCCAAACCTCCGAGGTTAACTGGGAGGATAAGACCATTTACGCTGAGGATTTATCCGTGATCGTCCCGATTGCGAAGAATACTTTGCGGGATGCCAAGGTGCCTTTGTGGGATGAGATCAAGCCCGAAATGAAGAACGCGGCAATGGCAGCGATTGAAGCTGCACAATTGTTTGGCACCAACAAACCGGGAACGTGGCCAACCGCGATTGTTACCGCTGCGGCAGCCGCCGGGCACAGTGTGACCATCGGTACAGGTGCAGACCTGTATGATGACATATTGGGCGAGAGTGGGTTGTTTGCGCTGGTGGAAAATGACGGGTTCGGTGTGACCGGTTGTTATGCTCATCTGGGAATGAAGGGCAAGCTGCGTGGCGTGCGCTCCGGAGAGGGTGTTCCGATTTTCAATCGGGATCCAGCTGCACCGATGCAATACACCCTGGATGGAACTCCGATTTACTTCCCGGAGAATGGGGTACCTTCGGCGAGCTATCCGTTGATTGTCGGACAGTGGAGACATCTGGTTTATTCCTTCCGCCAGGATATTGAATTCGAGATCAGCACCCAGGGTGTGATTTCGGATGGTAACGGTGTCGTGATCAGCAACCTGTTCCAGCAGAACATGGTGGCGTTGAAACTGCATATGCGGTTGGGATTCCAGCTGCCGAACCCGATTAACCGGGTGAATACCAACTCTGCCACACGATATCCATTTGCGGTGTTGGTGCCCTGATAGCTGACAGCTGACAGCTGACAGCTGAAAGCTGAAAGAAGAAAAGACAAGGAGTTAGGGGGCAAAGCAATTTTT